TCTTTTCGCTTCAATAAGATATTCAGTTCGTGCATCCTTGTCCCTTTCATTTTTTAGCAATGAGTACATAAACTCAATTGGATAATAATACTTTAGCCATGCCGTCCAATACGAGAGCGTAGAGTAAGCAACCGCATGAGACTTGTTGAACGAATAACCCGCATGCGCCTCAAAGTCATGCCATAAATCACGAGCCTGATTAGGACTAATAAACTTAGAAGCACCATCAACGAACTTATCACGAAACGCATCAAACTCTCTAGCATCTTTCTTTTTACCAATGATCTTACGAACTTTATCAGCCTCAGACCACGACATTCCTCCCAACTGAACACAGGCTTGCATAACCTGCTCTTGGTATAGGATACACCCATATGTTTCTTCTGTAAAAGGTTTCATGGTTTGGTGCAAATAATTAACTGACTGCCTACCATGCTTTCTTTCAATATAATCTTTTCCAATAGTATTCATGGCTCCTGGGCGAACAAGAGCATTTGATGCAGCCAATTCAGCAAGATTTTTTACTCCCATTTTAACTAAAAGGTTTGTATATGGTGTTGCTTCACATTGAAATACACCTTTTGTATAGCCTTCAGAAAGCATTTGGTAAACCTTTTGGTCTTGCATATCTAGTCCTAAAAGATTTATTTCTGTTCCTTCTCTTTCCTTAATAATCTTTAAGGTATCATTAATAACACTTAAAGTTTTAAGACCAAGTGCGTCGATTTTGATGAGTCCAATTTTTTCAGCCTCTTCCATATCAACTGCCACAACTGGTATACGATCATCGCTGCCAGGAGAGTTGCGTGTCTCCATCGGTGCGTACCTAAAAATAGGATTTTTACTAGTGACAACACCAGCAGCATGTATGCCAGTACCTCTAATACGGCCACGAAGTTGTTCTCCATATTGTTCCACCTCTGGATATTTTTCTCTAAACCATGCAGTTGTTTTTGAAGTACAATATTCATCCCATGTATCTACTAACTTCAATACTTTGTTTACATCTGCTAATGGAATATTTAATGCACGAGCAACATCTCGCACAACACCTTTATCCTTAAATTCTAAAAATGTAGCAATAGAAGCAACATGCTTATATTGTCTAACAAGATAATCTTTTACTTCGTCACGACGAGAATCTTGAATATCTGTATCAATATCTGGAAAGTCATTACGCTCTGGATTAATAAATCGGAAGAATAGAAGTCCGTGTTTTAATGGGTCAATATCTGTAATACCTAATGCATAACACAAAAGAGATCCAGCAGAAGATCCACGACCTGGACCAACCATGATTCCTTCTTTTTTAGCCCATGAAATCATGCTTTGTACAACTAGAAAATAAGGTCCAAAATTTTTATCTTTAATAACCTTTAATTCTTCTTCAAGTCTATCAAGATATTCTTGATTAGTGTCAAGCCCTTTATCTTTCAAACCCTCAATAGCCAGTTCTTTTAATTGTTTATCTGGATTTTTATATTGAACTGGCAATAAATTTAATCCATCTTGTATGTCATAATCTTCAATCTTATTGGCAAGATCAATAGTATTTTCATAAATGTCAGTTCTCCATACCGCCTGCTTTTCCATTGCCTCTTTGATTTCTTCATAAGATAATAGGTGAATATCAAACTTATTAAATGACATCTGTCTATCAGCACCATATAAATAATCAAGACGCTTCATTAAGTCACCTTGCTTTTTAGACTTTTCATATGTAGCATCTTTTTGAATCTTATTAGAATATGTATTAAGAATTAATTTTAATTCTTGAATCTCTTTTTGTGATTGATCAACATGATGACAGTCTGGAGTTACAATTGGCTTAATATTAAATTCATCTGCTAACTGTAAAATTGTTCTATTAATTGATTCATTATTATGTGGCATTACCTCAAGATAATAATCACCACCAAATTCTTCTTTAAACCATTTAATATATTTCTTTGCCATACCAAGTTCACCAAGTTCAATTGATTTAGCAACGATTCCGCTTGGGCATGCAGAAGATACAATTATGCCCTCTTTGTATTTGGAAAGAACTTCAAAATCTATTCTGGGTTTTTTGTAATAACCTTCTGTCCAAGCAATTTCATTTAATTTATTCAGATTTTCTAAACCAACCTTGTTCTTGGCTAGAAGGATTATATGGTTATAAACCATATCTAGTTGATCGGTTCTTTCGCCTTTATCTCTTTGATCAAAGCGATCCTCACACATATAACCTTCTATGCCAAGAATAGGCTTTATACCACTTGCTTTAGCAACACGATACATCTCTCTATGGCCAGAAAGGGAGCCATGGTCTGTAATCGATATTGCAGGCATACCCAAGTTTTTAGCACGTTCAACATATTCAGACGGCAACCCAATTCCGTCAAATAGTGAAAAATGGGTATGTAAATGAAGTGGTACGTAGTTCATCTACTACCAGTCGATGTTTGTCGCTGATGTAGTAGATGGAGAGTCGAATCCAAGATAAAATGCTTCTTGTTCGGCATATGGCACACGACGAAGCGCCTTCTCCAATGGGTATGGCTCAATACCTTCCCACTTAAATGGCTCCTTATCTGGAGCAGATGGAATTAAAGTATAAGATGTTTCAGTTCCCTGACCATTACGCTTTAACTTCCATTGTAAATTTGAAATGCTACCAGTTTCTAGTGCATATTCACGAATTGTATTGAATGCGGATTGCTTGCTTACACCCATAGACCAAATTGCGACATAGGGCTTATCTTCAATCCCATCATCAACAAGAACATTACAATAAAAACGAAGACGACCACGCCATCCACTGTTTCCCTTTGGATCTTTGCGATACATCTCTTCAGCCCAGTCACGACCTTCTGTATCCATTGTGTCTACAGCCTTACGCTTATAGTCCTTTGGATTTGTATGTTCTTTTACAACAAGTGCAAGACCACGGTCTTCTACATAATGTGCAGAATCTTCATCAAGTTCTTCGATGAATCTAATCTTTACAGATTGTCCATCTGCCAACTTGAGCCATCGCACCTTTGGTGCACCTTCATCATTTTTCTTATCGAGCAGGGCGTTGATATTTTTTAGTCCCTTAATAACGCTCATTTTTTCTCCTTTGTTTTATACTAGTATACATTAAAAGGTAACATCTGTCAAGTGCTTAGATAAATACTCTTTAACATCTATTCCTTCAAAGTTTTTTGCTTCATTATACAGTTTATCATATGCTTGCTTAGTTTGCAAATCTGAATACAAATTAGATCTATTAAACTGTCCAGTATTTACATATGTAGTCATCCATGACTGATATCCAAATGTTTTATTAGTATTTGAAATAACGTATTGTGATATATAATCTTTATCTAATTCTCTTAATACATTTTCTGCATATTCTGGCATTTTATTTTCTATTTTAAAGTTTTTCCAAAATTCAGAATTATCTTTGTCAGTTAAATAATGTATATAAATAAATCCTAATAGTTCTTTATTTTTTTGTAATATCAAATCATTATATTTTTCAATAACTGTTTCATTATTATTTAATGTATATTCAGTTAAAAATTCTGGAGACGTAAACAATCTTAACATGTATATAGTAAGCATAATAGACGTAGCATGTAATGGTTCAAAGAATCCCGCAGCAAGCCCAACAGATAAACAATTTTTAACCCATGGTGTTTTATAATATCCTGGTTTAAAATCAAAATGATTAACTACTTTGACATCTTCTTTTTTAAAAAGAGTATAAATTTCTTCTAATGCATTTTCCTTAGATGTATATTTTGGATCGTATACATATCCGCATCCATATCTATGTTTTAACGGTGTCTTCCATACCCAACCATATTTCATTGCTATAATTTCTGTACACATAGAATAATTTTCATCTTGTGGTAAAAAGAATGCTAATGCTTTAGTACAAGGTAAACTTTCTGATGTATCAACCCATTCAGATTGTAAGTGATGCCCAACAAATAAATTTTTAAATCCAGTAGCATCTATTAAAAAATCACATTGATAAGAACCAGACTCACAGTGTATAACAGTAATATTTCCATTAAACTCTCCAACATGTTTAATTTTATCATCTATTATTTTTATTCCTCTTTTTGTTGACTCTTCTTTAAAAAATTCTGCTAATTTAATAGCATCTAAATGCCATCCAATATATGGCCAAGATAGTTTATTTTTATTTGTAGCACTAAGTCCTTTATTAATATCATCTAAATTATTATTATTTGACATAACTTCTATAGATGCTAACTTAAATAATTCTAATTGTTCTTCTTTTGTAAGATCATTATCAGATACATAATTTATTAATGGATGAAAGTATGAATCTTGTCTTTTAGACCATCCTATAAATTTTATACCGTTCTTTAATGTTGACCCAGTATGCTCTATAAATTTATCTATTGGTAATTCTAATTCATCAAAAATATAAGCAAAGTTAGTTGTGGTTCCTTCTCCAGCACCCAGCACCCCAACTCTAGAACTATCTATTACCGTTATGTCTGCATGTGGCAATCTTTTATTAATTGTTAAAGCAGCAAGATATCCAGCAGTACCGCCTCCAGCAACAACTACTTTCAAAGAATAACTCCAAAATATTTTGCAATATAAAGTATTGCAAGGATTGACCATAAAATATTAAACCAAATTAGGGTAGGTATTGTTTTAACAGTAGATGACCAAATAAGTCCAATACTTGATACTAATGCAAATATATAAAACCACCATACACTCACATCAAACAGTAATCCTGGTAAAATAATTATTGCTTTGGCAACAAAAGCAAAAAATTCTACAATGTTTGCCTTTGTCCAATATTCTTTATGACCCATGGTTTTTAAAGCCTGTAACCATTCCATATGATTTTTATTTTTCATACTAACATCCTTTGTATTTGATCGGTAAAACTTTTATCTATCTTAATTATATCAGAATCATCCATATCCCCGATATCTTTATATTTACTTTCTAGGTTTATTATAGAAACAGAGTTATTTAATCTTTCTAATATTTTTTGTTTCATATTGTTTCCTGCATCATCATTATCAGCAATAATAACTATATCGTTAAAATATTTTTGAAGCAATGATATTTGTTTTGATGATACATTTGCTCCTAAGGTAGCAACTGCTGGTAGACCAACCTGATCTAGTCTTATTGCATCAAATGATGACTCTACAACATATACACGACTTGCATTTTTAATGCGATTTAAATTAAATAGTAATTTTGATTTTGGAAGTCCTGGAGTATTTTTAAATTCCTTTCCACTTATAGACCTAGCGACAAATCCAACACATAGTCCATCATGGTTATGAACAGGTATAGTTACCATATCTTGATTTTCAGAATATCCAAGTTTAAATTTTTTAATAGAATTCTCTGTTATTTTCCTGCCATCAAAATATTGTTTGGCTCTATCGTTTGATAATGCCTGATCGGAAAGTCTATCTATTACATTAATATCAAACTCAGACCATTCTTCTTTTTCTACTAACTTAGAAGATATATCAGAAAGAATATCAACCTCAACCTCTTTGCTTTTAATAAATCTAATAGCCTCAAAATATGTCCTATTTGAACAATGCATAACTAATTCTATTAAATCTGCAGTATGACTACAAGAAAAACAAAAAAACAATCCACTAAACTTATTTATTTCTGCAGCAGGGGTCCTATGGTTTGAGTGAAATGGACAAAAAACAACATACTCAGACTCTGCCTCTTTTTCTATATTTATGCCAGATCCTGAGAGAACTCTTTTAATCTGGTTGGCTGTGTATGAACTGCTTTCGTACCGTCTATTCCTAGTATCCATTCGCTCTTTTTTCTCCCTATATATATTCCATATATACTTAATATAAAATTATATGTATTATTTTTTTCATTGTATTCTATTGTAAACTGAGGGTCAATATCAAATCTTGGAACATATCCAGACAAGCGCATTTCAGATACCAATAATCTGATATATTCTTGCTGTAATCTATATATAGAGGAGTCATCATAAATAACTCCGTCCATCCCAAACCTTTTTATAGGTTTGTGCTGATATGTCTCCATGGCACATATTATACTGACTTATCTTCATAATCTTTATACCTATAATATCCCTTGTCAAAGTCAGCCTGAACCAAAAATTCACCCATAAAACCATTGCGATTCTTGCGAAATACGCATTCTATAATATCGCTATTTGTAGCCCTACCTAAAGCAAGAACCCAGTCAGCATCATAGGCAATTTGACGTGACCATGCTGTTTGACCAAGTGTTGGAACTGTTTCAAGTTTAGTGACATCATCGGGGGTAGCAGATGATATGGCAATAATTGGGACTTCTTCAGCGATTGCCATTAACTTTAATTCACGTGAAAGATTTTTCATACGAATAGTTTCATTGTCAGACTTAGTATTAGGACTCATTAATTGTAAATAATCTACAATAACAAAGTCTGGTTTATATTGATCTATTTTGCCACGTAAAACTAATGGAGTTATATCTCCGCCTGTATCGTTTGATATGATATGAAATTCTGGTCTACCCTGAACATTTTTAGTATGCCAAGATTTCAACATGTCCATTTCAATTTGACCAGCACTTAATTTACGATGTGACCATAATCCTTCGCCCATAATTGCAAATACACGATTACGCACTTCTGTCTCAGACATTTCAAGACTTATAATCATTGGACTACGACCCTGTTTCCAAGCCTGTACAGCAAAATAGAGGGACAACCATGACTTTCCTATGCCTGGATATGCAAGAAAGACTCCTAATTGTCCTGGCATAATTCCAGAAGGCAAATAATTATCAAATCCTGGAAGTCCAGTTTTAATTCCAAGGGCACCAGCCTCTTGTTGCTTTTTAAGATTTTCAAAATATGCAATAGCAGAATCTAAATCTGTTACATCTATATCACGAATTGCTGCTGTGTTTTTTCTAAGTTCTGCTGTTTTTGATATTAAAGATTCTAATGCCTCGACACCAAGACCACCCTGAACTTCTGTCGCAGCAGATCTTAATATATCTTTAAGACTATTAACTAGATATTCAGATTGTAACTCTTCAAGATGATGCTTTGTAGAACCAATTCCATCTACTGGTTCAAAATCTCTAAATTTTTCTACAACTAATTCTGTTGGAGGAACTGTTCCATTATGCTCATAATATTTTCTTATAAATTGCCAAACATCTAAGTGTGTTTTTAGTATGCCCTCAACATTGGCCTGAAGCATAACATGCGCTTGCTTATCTTTAAGAACGGCAGATATAAGTTTTGATTCTGAATTATTCACTTAGCCATTCCTTTGCTTTTTCCCTACGCTGCTGTCTTTCTTCTAAATCTTTTTGTTGTTGATGTATTGCTTCCAGTATATCATGTGCAATATAAGCAAAATGATTCCATGTTGGATTATCCGTAACTTCAAAATAATATTCTAATAATTGATAACATTTATCAAGTCCATAAGACTCTACTAATGCATCAGCAGACCATTGTTCAATCCACTTATTATACTGTGGCCCTTGTCCTAGTTTAAACTTATAGTGTTTATCAAACCTACTCAACAGAGCCATGCGCTTCTGTTTGTCTGTCACACTACTCGCTTTCGGCTAGTTCTGCTTTTGCTTCTGTAATTTTTGTTGTTAACTTATCTTCAACAAATTTATATACACGTTCAAATGCTTGATCTGTATTTTCACCATCACGCTTTGAATCTACTACACCTAAGTCTAATCTTAAAGATTGAAAGTTTCCAAGATTGAGTGTGTAGCCAAGTGTTACTGATACTTTTGTATCTTCCATTTCATACCCTTCTGCTATATTGATTCTGACCAAACTGGTATATATCTACCATCTTCAGTCTTTGTATATGTTAGTATACCATCTCCCATTCTGCGTGTCAATTCAGCCTTAGTGGGAGTGATATCGTTTGTTATTAAATTATCTTTTCTTGGTCTACCAATATGGTATGTAGCCAGTATATCACGAATCTCTTTAACTTGCGATTCTGAATAATAAGATCTTACTTGCCATCCTCTTTTACCATCTTTTTGTGCTCCAATCGGAGTAGGTATTATTCCACGTTTCATTAATGTTGGCATATATTTTCTATGTCTATTGACAAGATCTGCTGCTTCTGATACAGTATATGCTCTTTCTTTTTTATTTTTAAATTCGCTTATTAAACAACTTTCAATTTTATCTTTTGTAATATTATAAATAGACATAATGCCATTTGATCTATTAGAATGAATCACCCTTACAAGATCTTTATTTAAAAACCAAATTTTTTTACTACCCTGAATTACAGGGGAGAGATTGTATTCTTCGCTCGTTCTAATTCCTTTTTTAGCAACCATCTACCTTCCTCCGAATCAGACGGTGGATGAAAAAATTTTCTTGATCCACAAATAAAACAATATATTTCTATATGAGAGAATGAGTTGTATACTCTGTCTACCATCATATTTTTTAAACATTTTTTACATTTAATCATTAATTGGGTATGCCGACAATAATTAAATTAATACCAATGGATACATCTCCACTAGAATTAAAATTAACAACGCCATCTACCTTTGATGTAGTAATACTTTTTATTACTACCGAAACATTTTTTCCTGCTTCTGTTCCGCCAATATTAATTGGACTTGCTGTAACAATTGGGGCAAATTTAAAATCTGCGGGAAAGTTATACGAAAAAGGTTGCTGGCTTCCGATACTCTGATTAGAACTTTTTACAACATCTGTATAGCCTGCAATTATTCTTGTTTCAGATGCCTTTGCATTTTGTGATACTCCATTAGGGACATCCACTGTAACATATTTATATATTGCTGGAGAAATCTGTAATGATAACTCGTTAATTGCATTTGCAATTTGATATATATATGAAACGTCAAGCGGTTGACCTAGTTCTGGTAAAGGTATTTTTGCCATATTTCCTCCTGTCTAATTATATCAGACTTCCTTCATTTTCAAATAATGTTGCATTTTGAAATCTTTCAAGTGGAATTGTGTTTGTCTGAACAGCAACATTAATATACTCTTTATCTGAAGAATAAACAATTGAATAATTTGTCTGAGATGTTTTGCCATAATATTGCCAATCTAGATTATTCCATTTAACATATAAGTGATATTCTCCTATATTTAACTGAGGTTCCCATGTTAAATTAATAACACGGTTATTAGTATCTATTACCATACTATTTAAAATTTCTACTGGTGTATCTTCAGCAATTATTTTATAAACTGGAGACCAGTGAGATGTTCTATTTTTATCTTCTGAAATAAATCTATATCGTAAAACGTATGTTTTATTGTTGCCAAAAAAACCTGGAAGTTTAGATTTTGGAATAATAACTTTTTTTATTCCTTGATCTGGACTAGACATTATTGCACATCCATTGCAAATCTAAATTCTATATAATTTGTTGTATTGGCTTCTTTAATAACGGTTTCAGCATTGGTATTTTTTAATACTGTATATCCCGTTAAACCATATATTGGATTAGTAGTTGATATATTTTCAAACCTAATTGCATCTAATCCTATATAAAAGTTTTCAGAAGGTTCATTATCTTTTATAACAGTTGTATAAATCTTAACTATTGAAACGTTATTCCAAGTAAAACCAGAACTTTTATATAGTTCTTGTAGTTGTTTCGTTATTACATAATACCTATTATTTTCAAAATCATAGTCGTTTGCATCCATAACGACTTCAAACCTTGCCCATTCATTAACTCCTGGAGCATCTGATTCTGCAAACTCTAATAATATTCTAACCTTGTCTGGAACAATTGCTCCATCTGGATCTTTATTGATAACACTAAAGGCTAATTTAATTTGATCTGTAGGTGAATTTTTATTAAAGTCTAATGCGGTTCCAGCAAGGTGTATATGTGCAGAGCCTTCTCCTATTGATAAGTGATTTGAAGAAATTCCTAAATCTGCAGAATCACCCCTCATCATAACAATGTTATTGAAAAATCTTGCCCTTTCATATCTCAAAACTCTTGCAGAATCTGTAAAAACTAAATTATCGGAGTTTGTTTGAAAGGCTTTTTGTGTTTGATCTATAGTATTATTTTCTCCTAGTGGTTCATAAATAATATCTAATGCTCCAGCGTTTCCTAGTTGATCATGATATTCCCAGTTTTCATTTACAGTAAAAGCAAATAAAGATCTTGAGTCATATGCTCCAGCAGACGGGTTTGCTCCAGCAGAATATATTCCAACTTCTGATATTTCATATCTTTCATCTGTTGGCAATTCTGCAGTTAAAACTATTTTTTCAACTCCATTATCATTTACATATCCTCTAGAAATGATAGGTACACGGAACATCTCAAAATCTAAAACCTCTTTATCCGTATAGTCTCCAAATGCTTGTGCTGTATTTAATGGCTTTGCACCGCAACCAATTGCTATATAGGACGCATAAGCAGGAGCCTGTCCTATCAGATATTTTGCAATAATGCCTTTTCCAATATTAGTTATCATAATTACACCTCATATATTGTATCATCTAATACCTCCCCATTAGAAATTATGGATATTTCTACTTGTTCATCTTTTGCTAAATTTATAACATTAATAATTAAATCCCCTGTAGATTCGTCTATATATACAATAGAACAGTTAGGCCCAGTACCACATAAAGGAACTTTACTTGAAAAATTAATAGGAAACTGCTTAAAATAATTAGCATCTATATCTTGTAAACCAAGTATATTTTGTGGATTATATTGAAAATATATGCTGCTAAGATTTTTAATTGGTTGATATAAAATATTTTGACCGTTTACTAAATCAGATCTTACAATATTAATTAATTCTTGACCACCTATATTTTCAAATATAAGGTCAGTCATTATTTCTATTGGAAGAGTATCATCTTTAAATAATATAATATCTGTAGTCGCTGGCTTAACATCTTTATTTACCAAACCATTTGGATATAAAACTGTTGGATCATCTGGTATTGCATTAAGACCACTTATATAATCTCCATATTCATCTAATTGCTCTTGACTAGTAACTCTTTTATCACTACCAAACTTCCAAGACATTTTTTGTTCATGTGTAGGCGCTATTGGATAATCATCATATACAATTTTTCCATCTCCAGTAAAATATACCATTTTACACCTCACTCAAATATAATGTCATACTAGGACCATTTATATCCTTTTGATAATCTATATTATATACAACAAAATTTGATGAAGATGGAGAGACAACATCTATGTTGTTTTCATTTTTATATTCTATATTAACTATATCGCCTAGTTGTACTATTGGCATACTAAAAACTTTTACCCCTACACTCTTTCTAGGCTTCATAATTTTTTCAATAATCCAGGACATCAAATCTCTTGCATCATCTTCTGACTGAATGTATGGAGAATCAATTGCAAATTCTTTTCTTCCATATGTCAATCTACTTGTTTTTATTTTATCATAATCTTGTTCTGCTCTTATTGGCGAAATTATTAATCCATCTTTACCTATTTGCGGGTCAGAAAAATTGCTGTTTTTAGTAAAATAATTATCAACAGTAAGTTCATTTTCTGATTGTTGTGTAAATGTAATTCCTTGAATTCTTAAATAATTTCCGCTTGTTTCGTCCAAATTAATTGTTGTATCTGTTGAATTAAATATTAAAAATTCAGCACCGTAGGATCCAGCCCTAAAACCAGAAACGGTATATCCCTTAATTCTGTTAAACGTTGGAGATAGTTGTGCATATAATGCTGGATATGCTTTATCATATCTAACTTTAAGATATGCTGCCTCTCTCATTATGCTTCCAAATTCTTCAAAATACATATTAAATTTAGGTGGTTGACTTGAACTAATTCCAGATAAATATGTTGACTGTATAACTCCAGACATAGCATACTTTCTAAATGATTCATTAGCATTAATTTCATTATCTGTAAATGCAGCAGACACTGGAGTATCCAAAGCAAATACTGTATTCTGACTATAATTATTTGTTAATGCATATATATTTTCAAACATACACTTAGACCCACCACGAACAAATAAAGCCATATTATTATATGCTGGCGTTGGATTGTTATCATCTACAATTCCAACTATCTGATTATTTATATATAAATAAAATTGTCTTACGGAACCTAGATCTTGATATTCAACTGCTAAATCATATACAGTTGGATTTTCTTCTCCCATTAATCTTGATTGTCCAGTAAAGTTTCCATCATCAACTAGTATGTTTGTAAACCCGCCCCAAAGTTTAATTGGTATAGCGTTACCACTTTCATCAGCCAATATTTTATAAAACACAACATTATGCAAATTTTCTGCAGCAGAAGAATATTCACTAACATTATTTTCTGTTAATGAAATAATTTCAAAATAATATCCGACATTAGTATTTGGATTTAATAGTACAGATATACCTCCAGAACCACCAGATATATTTAAACTTTGATTTGGCTGAGATCCTGGTAATACATAATATGGAGTTGAGTTTAATGGTGTTTGTCCACGTGTTTCACTTGCTTCTATTTTCCCAACTATTCTCATTCTGGTGCCGAAGTGCTTGTATCTATTGTCTAATGCTTTATATTGATATGACAAAAAGTTAATAGGAGTTTCGGTTGTTGAAAAAGATGGTCCATTCATAACTAGAGCAGATGATTGTATTGATCCTGTTTGGGTAGATTTTATAGTATTATTTTGAGTTTCTTTTGTAAAAGATGTAGACAAAAAGTTTTTTATAATACCAGTTCTCTTGTTTTCTTTTGATTTTGTATTATTAACTCCTGCTGGTGATTCTGAAAGTTGTTCGCCAACACCTTCTACTATTTGATCTTGAGTTTGTCCAATGTACTCTAAACCAAACAAAAATTCACTTTTCATATCCATTCCACGTACATATGTATTATCTGTCCAATATGTGTCTAGTCCAGCCTTGTGAGATAATACTGGGGTACCGAATTGACCTCTACCGTGTCTAGATACCTCGCCATTCTTCATAACAGTTATTCCATTAATTTCTTCGTATTTTGGTTCTGAGTAAATTCTAACAAGTCCTGTAGGATATATTTTTCCATTAAATGTAAGTTTTGATAAATAATCTTGATATTCTTGATTGCTACTTATCCAAACATTTCCTATAGCACCAGTAGTCGTAGTTGTAAAAGTAACCTTGCCATTACTTTCCTCTCTTGCAATTATTTTTTCTGCTCCAGGTATACTATATTGAACTGCATCAAATCTTATTATTTCTCCATTTGTATAAAAATATCCAGAATGTCTGCTTAACCAATAAACTGCTTCTCCTAAATCAATAGTATTATTTGTTAATTGATTACCTACGACTATTGGTAAAGAGGATGACAGGTCAGAGTTTAACGGAATAGCAGATAAACTATACGCTGACTGACTCTGCGCTTCTCCGTTAATTGATCGTAAAGAATTTTCTCCAGTTACTTCCCATAAAAGAACTGGCTTATATATCCAATTTTTTGCAGATGCTTCATTGTCTACCATACTTGCTTGTTTAATTGTTCCATATGATCTTTGTATATATCTGGATTTATAATTAATTTTCCCATCATTAAATACACTTTTATCAGTAGATGCAATATCTATTATGTTTGTAAGTTTTGTATTAATACTTTTATTTTCTATTGCAGCATCTTTAGTAAAATCTTTAGAGCCATAAAAGGTAAAAGACTTTTGTCTTTGTGAAGATGATGGGATCATATAATTTTTACTCATCATTACAAAATTATTATACTCGTCAAAAAACATTGCTGTTTGTGTTGAGATAGCAAGATCATTTAATACAGATGCAACTGTTTTATCTGGTCCAATATAAAAAAATGGAATTACTAGTTCTTTTTCTCCATCTACTCTTTTAAAAGTATAGTTTGAAAAACCTATAGAGTCTAATAATAAAGATACTGCGTAACTTAAAGAAACATTTGTAACCAGCATTTGTGGTGCAAGTATTGATTCAAAATAAAAATATAAATCTCTTAATTCAAGATTTACCTTTTTATCATTAGGGTTGTACTTTGGAAAAGCATCACAATATAATGTTTTTATTGGAACTAAATAGTCATAGCCATCAACATCGATTATTATGTCATAAAATTTAATTTGTATGTTATTAGATAAATATTTATGAATAATACTTCCAGTATTATTTTCATTAAATGCATCATCATAATCAAATATATTAAGATTGCCGACGGATGCTAAGAGTTGTCCGACTGGTAATCCGCTTGTACCTAAATCTGAAGCAGACTTTTTTACAGAAAATCCAGTAACCTTTTCAGAAATATCTGCAACTAATCTAGGTGACATTTCAATCAAGTCAAAAGTAGAGTTAACTTTATTCATTGTGTCTACCACAATTCTTATTCCTTTAATATTTTCAAACTCTCTATATACAGTTTTATTTTCATTATTTGAAATAAAGGTAATTGGGTCAGTTAAATCAGTAACAAAGTTTGTTAATCTTGTGACAGTTTCCTCTTCTAAATACCAGCCATAGGACGGGGTGAATGTTTCCCAACCACCGTTAAACCATATATGATAAATACCTATGTCATTTTTATCTTGTTTTATTAAATAAGCATATCCATTTATAGATTCTTTTGGTAAAAATGATTCATTATAATATTCTTCAGCACGAATAAAAACATCCCTATACTTATCTGGTACCTTTAAACCATAGGCAAGTTCAACATAGCCATCTGATTTTATAATTGCTGTTCCATCTTTTCTTCTGGAATTTGATTCAAATGATACAGCGTCAATCCAGTCATTTTGTTTTAAATATTGTATTTTCCATTTAACTGGTGTTGACTTATTTGCATCACCGTATAATGGATCTGTAAAAGATCCTCCAGGTCCAGAAAAAGGACCAAGGTCAATAGATCCAACATTAGTTTGCATTTTAACAACTATCCTATTTGTTGGTACTGGACTATTATATACAACAAAAGGACATGCATCATCTATAAAATATTGACCATTTAATTGTTTATTTGCTATACCAAATACTGATCCAGATTCTGTTCTATAGGATGTCCAATATTTAAAATTATCATTTTTGTCTGCCATGTAATATCTAGGTCTATTAGACATATTCATATTTGAGTGATGAACTTTTTTCCCTGGAATATATGTTGCCTTATTTATACCTGACCTTGGCCTAAATTTTTTAAAACAATCTTCTAATGAATAAATCATTTTATTTTTTATATTTTGAGATAATAAAAACCATGGCTGTTCATTATCAGATGGATCAATACCACCATCTATTTTAATATCAGCATCAGTAGCATTAGTATAAAAATTACCTATATCGTTTTGATCAAAACTATTTGGTATTAATTTATATTTTTCAGAAACAGATAACGTTGGTCTGTATCTATAATTTCCAATTCTAAAAATGTTATCTGCTATATTCATATTCCATTCTGCAATTACTGCAGATTGAGTCTTTATTGTATTTGATGACTCAAGATGTAACTTTAAATCTTCATTTTGAAACATTATACCTCTTCCAGCGTTACGCTTATGTTCCAAAAGTCAAAATTACTACCGCCTCTTTTTACGATGCTATAGTTAAAATCTGTAAAATACATTTCTATTAATTGATTATATTGTGGAAGATGTGCATAAGAATTATTGTCAATATCACCATTGTCATTTTTAAAATTTTTATATTTATCATATGCTAAATAAACCCAGAATGGTCCCTTATGATTTTCATACCAATCTAAAATTTCTACTCCTCCAGCACCACCATCTGTTGTAAACTCTAAATTATTGTCATTAATATGAGGAGATTTTCCAGTAGTAGCATTAAATTCTGCTACCTGAAAATATGATCTGGATGGAAGCATTTGCCATGATGTACTTATTTGTAATTTATCTGCTATATGATAAGATCTCATTCTTCCATTAATCATTCTTTCACGTTTTTCAATTCTTACAGGTCTAAAATCTATTTCTTGTCTATTGTCATCAGATAAAATAATAAATTGATTATAAAGAGATTCATCAGTTTCGCTTCCAGGATCTTGTCCTATTTCCAAACCATTTGGAACATATATTTTTGAGCCACCAGGACTTGTTTCTGCTAAAGTTCCAGAATTGTTTGCCCAGAGCATTGCTTGAGGTCTTTGGTACCTTCTTCTACCAGTTATGTAATTTACTGTAGCCATTATACTGCTCTGCTCCTTAATCTCTTTGAATCTACTTGACGAATTTGACCCATTACCGCCCTTGCAATTTCATCAGGATTTGCATCTGATTTTACATTAACAGCAATACTATAATTATACACCGAAGCATCTGATACATCGCCATTGTTAATTGCTCTCATTTTATCTACGCCATACGTATTTACTGCATATTTGCTCATGATAAATTCTCCAGGTGTTAACATTGAAGGAACAACATCAGTTCCTATAACTGGTCCACCAACAGCAAATCTTTTAATAAGCCCTCCAGAAGATTTACCGCTAGGCCAGTTAGCAAATTGAGATGCTGCAATTGCATTTCCACCAAACTTTTTAATATCTGCAGCAGCCTTAGCCTTTGCAGCAGCATCAGCAGCAGCCTTAGCAGCATTTGCTGAAGTAGATGATGCTATAACTTTATTCGCAGCATTAATAACCTTCATATCTGATGCTGCTAGTCCTGCACCAAAATCGCTTGGTGTAGCACCCTTAGTTAAACTTTGAGTTACTTTTTTATTATACTCATTTTTTGCGTCAACTAAGTTTAAAGCATTTATAACTTTTTGATCAGCAGACGCTAGATCGTGACCGAAATCACTTGGCGTTGCTCCAGGTGCTAATGACTTTGCAACAATTTTGTCATATTCTTCTTTTGCTTCAATTAAATATGGAGTAAAACCATTAATTAACCTTCCGCTATAATCTGTATTTGAATCACCAGTAGAATCATTGTTATTTCCAGATCCATCAGTTTTGCTTGTACCATCACTATTATCTGTATTAAATGATCCAGCAGGAACACATCTGCCGTCATCTGCCTTAACCATTCCTGGGCCACATTCGCTTACACCGCCAACTGGAACACAGTTTCCAGCATCATTCATGATATGTCCAGGAGGGCATGGCTCTGGTCCTGGTCCTGGTCCTGGTCCTGGTCCTGGTCCTGGTGTTCCTCCGTTTTCATATATAGTTATAATTTTATGTGTAGTTGTAATTATTTTTCCATCAAGCGAATTCCAATAATTAACAATATCTTCAACAACTGTAAGTGCTGCAGCAATTGCTTGCATATATTCTGCACTAGATGTTCTTGCAATATCTATTCTATTTTTTATTGCTTCCCATTCTAATTTACTTTTTCCAAGAACTGTAAGTGATTGAATTAGTTCTCTCTTTTTTGCTTCTTCGATACGCACTCTTTCTTGTGCTGGTTCAAGTTCCTGTTCCTCTATCTTAAATATTTGATCACGTAAATTTTTAATCTGATCTTCTATTTGTGCACGAGTATAACCTTTTTCATTTCTTATATTTGCTAATTCATTTTCTTTAGCAGCATCTAATAATTTTTGCTGATTATCTATTGCATCTGTTGCTTGTTGAGATCTTATGTCTTGGGCTGCTCTTGCAGCAGCAGCAATATCTCCTTGTGACAATGCATCAGCAAGTGTAAGTTGTCCCTTTTGTTGTTTAGATATTTTATCATTTAAACTTCTTATTTCATCTAATGCTTTATATTTAAGGTCATACTTATCATTAATTTTTTGCTCTTGTTCTTCTATACCCTTGAGACTTGCTTCCCAATCATCTATTTGATAATTAATTCCAGCAATTTTATCTTGAGCCTTTTCAATAATATCTTGATCTTTTAATGTGGTAAATTGAAAATCAAGTTCAATCTTAGTTTCCATAACAGAAAACTTTTCCATAGCCTTTTCAAAACCCTTATTAAATATTGACTCTTTAAATTCTATAGAATTAAGTACTTGTTGCAATCGTTCTTTAAATACTGCTGCTTGTTCTTTTGTAAGTTTATCCCAATTTGCCATTGCCTCTCTTAATGTATCGTCACTAAGGATTGCATCTGCTTCAAGCCAACTCCAATTGTTTGCTTTTGCTGCTTTTGCTAGATTTGCTCTTGCTGCAGCAGTCTGCTTATCTGCATCAATATCACCTTGTAAATCAGTTTTAATTTGATTTCCTTTAGATAAAGTTTTTGCTTCTTTTAATAATTTAATTAATTTTTGTGCAGCCTTTGTATTACCTTCTGATGCTATCATTGCAGCAAATGCTTTATCGGCAATTAATTCTTGTGTATCTGCATAACTCAATCCAGCCTTTGTTAATATATCATATGCTGCTGATTGATCTGCTATTTCTTGTTTTAATTGAATCATTTGAGAAGCATAGTCTCCAGCAACTACAGCATTTAATGCTTCTTGTATTGTTTTTGCATCTTTTTTTAATCCAATAATATTATTATTATTATCAAATTTAAATAATTGATTTTTTCTTTTTTCATATTCTTTTGGATCCATGCCAACAATGAGTTCAATAAAGTTACCTTTAGCACCAAGTTTAGCCAGGTCTTGCTCTATACCGCTAAACATTTCAAGTCTTTTTTTGCCACCAAATAACTGATCTAAAGTTTTCATTGATGCAGACCAACCTTCAGTTACCTTTATTTGATTTTTACGAACATCCCTTAACTTTTTAACAATGTCATCTAATGGAGATGAATCAACCTTTCCTCCACCACTAGTGGTTTTTGCTGGAGTAGCAGAAGCCTGAGCAATAGATTCTTGTGTTACTTTCCATGGTTGGAATTGTCTATAAGCAGCAATCTGCTCTCCAATACTTTTTCCAGAATATGAAACTCCATTATATAAAGCACCTTCTTTTTGCCATTTAATAAATTCAGGATCTGCTTGTATTACTGGATCTGGAACATTTACAATAGTAGCAATTTCTTTTAGATATGTTATTCTTTCATCTTGAGATAATTTTTCAAAATATGCTTTATCAATTGACCCCATAACATTTTCAGGTAAAAAGTTAGTCATTACATCAAGAGTTAACTTACCTTTATTTTTATCAATATTATCAATTATTTCTTGTGTTTTTGCTTGCATTTCTGGATTCTTCATATAGAAATTTAATATTGCTGTCATGTCAAATACACCATTTGTGTTTGCTACTTCAGCAAAAAAGTCTATATACTTTGATGCTTCTTTATCATCTTTTTTAGTTGCAACGCTTGCTAAAAATTTTGTTTGTAACTCTTTATTAGGGGTTCCGTCAGGGTTTGAAAACATTCCCATTACTCTAGTAGCATCATCCGCAGTGGTAGCACTAAATCTAGTAATAATATCCATATACTGTTGCTGTACGTTTTTATCATTTCCAAAGTTGCTGAATAAGAACATCTGTTGGCTAGGTGTTAATTCTCCAGTAGACATTTTTACTTTTATTAAATACTGTTGTTCCTTAGTTAATTGTGATTCTGACAATAATGTTTTTGCTGCATCCAAATATTGTATTTCATCACTATTCTTATATCTTTGTGTTAATAATTTATCAATACCAGTATCCATGGCGCTTCTAACATTTCCTTTTGTTGCACCATAATTTGTCATTATATCTTTATTTAACTGAGCACCCTTTTCTACAAGTTTATTTCTATCTTCATCATACTTTTTCTGTAGTGCTTTTGCTTCAGTAATTTTTCCTTCTATTTCTAATTCTTTTATTTTCTTTTGATAATACAAATCTAAAGAATCTAGCATTTCTTTTTGTTGTTCCATCTGTGCTCTTTGTGATGCAACGACTGCTCCAGATAACTTACCATTTCTTTCATTAGCCCCTCTTTGAGAGAAATAGCCTCCTACTGCACCAGCAATAGCGCCTAGACCAGTACCAACTATTGTTCCAATACCTGGCAATATAGCAGTTCCAATTGCTGCACCTAATCCAGCACCTGCTGCAGTCATTCCACCCATAGCAACATTTGGATTTAAAGCACCCATATTAAGGAAGCCCCCACGACCACCCTTTTCTTGCATTTGCTGAAATAGTTGTTTGTTTTGTCCCTCTGTTTGCTCAATAAGTTTCATTCTAATCTCTAAAGGATCTTTTTCTAAATTTTCTCCATTTGGTCCAATTAGTTGATTTATTTGAGCAGTTACCGAAAATCCTAATCCATAATTTCCTGTTTTCTGACCAATATTTAATGCTATTGATTTTGCTTGTTCTGCACTTAATGCTCCAGCCAATACGCTACTTACTAATTGATTAGTTAAATCTCCTCCAGTAGCCTTAACTCCCCGAGTTTTAAGAGATTCAACTGTTGCGTCCATAACAGTTTTACCTTCTTTACTAGACACATATGCTTCTCCAAATGTAGTCTTTCCTGGTTTTGCGCCAACTAATCCAAATTTCTGATCTCTTCTTCTATCCATAATTTCACCAGCAGTAACGTTGCCAGAGAATTTAGCAAGGTTTCTCATTGAATCTTTGCTTGCTGACAAAGACTCTCTTAGTTTAATTGATGAATCTTGTGCCTTATCAAATTCCATTCTAAGTTTAATAATTCCTGCAGCCATTGCACCTATAGAAACCATAAGTGCTCCTATAGGGGTTTGTAACATAGGCCCAATCATTGTTAGCATCATTAAAGGCATCATTAATTTTTGAGATACGTCACCAACTTTGCCTGGGACCATTGATCCAGCCATAGCAGCCATTGAGAGGCCCATACCAACTCCACCCATGCTAACACCAGGTCTTGAACCTCTTTCAGCCTTTGCAAGTCTTTGTTGTTCAATTTTATTTTGTCTCCAATTACTAAACTTTCCAGCAACTGTTGGCTTTGCAGTTCCTGCTCCAGCAACCATTGGCATTATTGTTGATTGTGATAAAGGTTTCTTTTGTGCTAGTTCTGCGATACGTGCTTGTTTTTGTAATTGTCTACGTAAAGACTTTTGTGAAGCATCTATTGGGCCTCCGCCATATAAAGATGCACGTGATGCTGCTGCCATTTGTGCTTGTGACATTACACCTTGTGTGGCTGCTACACCTATTTGCTGACCCGCTACTCGTGCATCATCTACATATTCTTGTGCACCTATTATTAGTCCACGCCCAGCATCTTGACCAATCTTTTGCATTCTTTTTGATGGAGATGCAGATTGTAATTCAGCCCTTAAACCTTGCTCTAAACCATTTACAAGATGTTGTGCTGTTTGTTTTCCAAGATTTGTTCCTACACGAAGTTTAATTCTTTGTTCTCTATTAGCAGCCCTAGCAGCCTGCTCTTGTTTTGTTTGACCAAAATGTTCTTGAGAAGTTCCTGCTAAATATGCTGGCGATGCTGGTGCAATACCTGGAGTAAGCATAAATCTAGGAATTCCATATTGTGGTAATCCAGCAGCACCTCCAAACATTGAGATTCCTGCACCTCTGGCCTTAGATAAACCTTGAAAGTTTCCAGGCTTTGTAATTGATTGTGCAACTATATTATTTGGTAACTTACCAGCAAGTGCAGTTGCATCAGCAGCATTTTTTACATTAAGTCCAAGTCTTCTTGCCTCATTTTGTGCTTGAATTAAATCTTGTTGTAACATTGGAGCCATTTTCCTAGCAGCGTCTGCAAACTTGCTAACTGGGCCTCCAGCCCTCTTCATATCTGCATTAAACTTTTCCATCAAATTGCCAAAGGCTTTTTCTGCTGGAATTCCCTTTTGAACTGCTTCTGTTGCTACATCTATTGCTTTTTTATTTGCTATTTGCCATTCTTTTATTTCTTTGTTAATTGATGTAACTGAAATCTTTGCAGCCTTAGCAATATCCTTTGCATAAATGCTAGTTAGATTTACCATACTTGCTGGATTAATACTTGTAAATGGAACAGCACCTCCAGAATTTGAAACATTTAATTTATATGGAATTGGAACTGTTGTGCCAGACTTTCCAACCCTACCCTCAGATCCGCTACCAATTCTTCTTAATTTCTTTTCTACTACACTACCAACACCTTCTGAAAGGTATTCCATAGTACCACCAGCAATCATATGTTTTATTGCTGGTTTATTTCTTGGATCTTGTGCTGGACCTGCTGGGATTACTGCTTCTCCTGGAGTAAGCATTGCAGGGACAGTATCTGTACCTCTAGCAAAATAAAATGGTCTTACCTTTGTTGTACCACTTGCAAACTTTGCCCTCTTACCCCCACCTATAATTGGACCACTAAATCCACGTTGGGCAGCAATTGCTCTTTGATAGGCGCTTATTAATGCATTTAAAGCAGATGTTTCAGATGTAAATGTTTGCTGTAATCTTGTGTGTATTTGATTTAAAGATGCTGCGACAGATGCTGCTTCTGCCTGCTCTGATGTTAAATATTGTGTTTGTTCTCCTAAAGTATTTGAAGATTGTCCTGCACGATTAAATATTGATTTCATGCTAACAAATAGTTTAATAATATTTGCAAGTCCGTTAGCCAATAAACCAAAGGTCATAAGTAATATTGGACCTATTCCGCCAAGAAGTGTTGTTAGAATTACAACAAACTTTTTAGTTCCATCACCAAGATTATTAAACTTTTCTAATACCTTACCAATAAACTCTGCTATAGGTGTTATTGCTTTTAAAAATTGCTCACCGACTGGTGCTAAACTAACCTTTAAATCCTCTATTGTTTTCTTAAATTTATATGTAGTTGACTCTTCAACTTTAGATAATTCTCGTTCAGATAAAATAGCAAGTTCTTCTGTTGTGGCTTGAGTTAATTTTAATACACGACTTGCTTGATTTCCTTGCTGAATAACATTTTGGAATAGTGTTGATAAACGTGCAAACTGAAATTTACCAAATAATTGTTCAATTGCCTTTGCTCTATTTAATGGATCTAATGTATTAAGTGCTGCAGCAAAATCTAATACAACCTGTTTTACATTGCCCTTGTTTGTTTCAACAATTCCCTTTAAATTAATTCCCATATCAGCAAGCATTTGAGATGCTTTATCTGTTGGATTAATTAACGATGCAAGTCCAGACTTAAGTGCGTTTGCACCTTCTGATGCATTAATTCCACCTTCTTTCATTGCTGTTAAGAAGAATGCAAGATCTTCAACATCTCCACCAAGTTGTTTTACAACTGGACCAGCCTTTGGTATAGCAACTGTTAAATCTTCAATAGATACAACTGTTTGGTTTTCTACTGCGTTTAAAAAGTTAATTTTTTGTGCTAATTTTTCTGCAGACAATCCAAAAGCATTTGTTAAGGATATTGTAGTTTCTAAAGATTGCTCTTGTTCTACGCCACCTAAAACAGATAATCTTGTTGCTTCATTAACCTGTGCAAGCAGTTCAGCACCCATCTTGCCTTGTGCTGCTGCAGTGGCTGCCATCTCCATTGTCTTTTCAACAGCAACACCATACTTTGTAAATTGTTTAGCAAGTATTTGAATGTCTGAAAGCATTTTTTCAGTTTCTGCACCAGTAGTAAACATTTCTCCATAAACACGTTTAAATCTAATAGCCTGTTCTTCTAATTGCATAAAAGTTTTAGCAGCAGCAGTTCCAAGGTATGTTAGTGGTATTGTAAAGCCTACCATTAACTGACGACCAGCCCATTGTGTATTTTTACCAAAGTTAAGCATATTTGTTGCGCCTTGCTTCATTAACTGATTAAGCAATGCTTGTCTTTGTGATGCTATTGCAGTTTGAGTTCCATAGTTTTGCATATCAAGAGCCAATGGTCTAATAGCAATTGCTCTCATTGCCCCATTAGCATCTCTACCTAATTTAATATACTGAGTTTGTAAATCTTTGACACGTTCACGTGCGACCTTACTTATGGTATCAAATTCTGATGAAAATAATCTTCCGAAAGTTTTTGTAGCACCCATTGAATAGCGATAGTAATCTCGCATTGAAAGTTTGTTTTTTTCAAGAGCATTTGTAAAAGATTCTGTTGTAGTTTTAACAGTCCGCATAGAAGCAGACCATTTACCAGAAGCATTAAGTGAGTTGATTAAATTTTGTTGCATATTGGCGGAGACTGCTGACGCTGCTGCGCCACTCTTCGCCATAGATGTATGGAAGGCTGATATCTGCTTCTGTAAAAGTTTTATGCTGGCTAATGCTTCAGACGTATCGATATTTACATGAATATTCGATTGAACATCAGCCATTCCATTACACCTCTATTTATATTTATTTTTTATACGTTTGCAAGTCCGCCGATAAGACTGGCTTCTGTTAACTTAATTCCTGAAGCCTCTTCAACGATTTTGTAAACTGTAGGAAGATCCAAATTCTCTTCAAGAGCAGCAAGATCTTCTGACAACTCTGGCTTATATTGCTGCATAGCAATTGCTACACATTCCATAAGAAGAGTCATTGATTTTTCATTATCTTCTGCCACTGCTGCAATACCTTCGAACTTCTTCATAAATGGACGAAGAAGAGATATCTTCAGTGGTCTTACTTTTATCTTTGTGCCGTCAATAAGAACGATTTCTTTTGCTTCATGCACAGTTGTAGCCATTATTCCTCCTTATAAGGTTGAATTAATTATACCACAATGGCTTTTATTTTTAATCTTTTATTTCTTCATACTCTAGCCCCATGCCAATACCAAATCCAGCCTGACTAGCATTTATTCCTTGAAGTGAAAGAACATCTCTTGAGTCTGATGCCTTACCTTTACTAAATACTCTTGCTTTCATATCTTCCCAAGCATTTGACTTTTTAGTATTTTTATCTAAATCTACACCTTGAATTGCAGCATAAAACTTTTTATCTGAATAATCTAACTCTCTTTTTATATTTAAGGTTTCTGTTAATTCTGGCATAGACATTGATGTTTCTAGTTCTTCATAGTCTTTCCAAATACCGAGCAAAAATACCTCTGCCTCAAGTTTGACCAAATCGAGTTTATCCCATGAAGCGCCTGGACTTTCTGTTGCTTGATCTTTTATTTTTTCTTGGGATTCTTTATCTATTTTAATTCCCGCAGCAATATCTAATACTTTATAAATTGTTTTAATATCTATATTATCTTCAAGTTCTTCTATTGTTTTAATATTTGGATAATATTGTTTCATGCAGATTAATGCACATTTTGCTAATTCTGAAATAGCCTCTTCATCACTTTTTGACTTTTTAACATTTTCAAACTGTTCCATAAATAAACGAAGATATTTTATTTTTAGTGGGGTAACATATATTTCTGTTCCATCAATTAATTCAACATATCCACTATTATATATTTCGGTAGCCATGTATTTATTATAGCAAACAGAAAAGCCCAGCCTTTTCAAATATGACTGGGCTATCCGTTTTATTAAGTTGTATTATGGAGTTACAGTGCGATCAATGATCTTACCGTATGAACCTGTTGAATCTTCTGGTAGCAAACGGAATGAAACTTCAAACATTGTAGCCTCATCACGCTTTGCAGACACAGTTACATTCTCAATTGAGAGTGCACGATATGCAACATAGATTCTTTCCTTGTTGGAACCTTCTTCGCAATCACCTGTTCCAGGACCTACTGCTACTAAACCACGTTCTACTGGGCATTCGCCAAGATTACCTGATTTAATATTAAAGACCTGGCCATTTGATGTACCCTTGTCACCAGTAAGGTCTCCAGGACCACCAGCAACAGCAATAAGAAGATTTTCCAATGTGGCTTCAGCAAATGTTGTGTTTAGATTTACTTGCATGCCTTGCTTAAAAAGTTTAGCAACGTCAAGGATCTGATCAACAGCAACCTCACCAAAGTCTGGCTGGAACTGTAGTTCCAAACCATTCATTGTATATCCAACCGATTCAAAGCCTGCTGTGTCATCAAGTGTCGCAACATATGCTTCGCCAGATACTGGGGTTGGATTTCCACCCAAGGCTAATGGTCCGTCATGAACAAAAACCTGGGCTGCACCAACGATAATATTAGTACTATTACCTAGAGCCATTTATATTTCACCTCTTTATTTTTCTAGAAATTAAAAGGCGTGTTTCCTCATTGATAAGTATACAGCCTTATTTTAAGATTTATGCCAGTCATAGTCTATTATTAGTTTATTGCCAGCAAATGTTCTGGCTGTTCCAAAATCTATGATATCCCTGGTTTCTTCGAGTTGATATACCTTAATATTGTGAAAATATACTGGTAAAAATTCTTTATCTGCCACGACAAACTTACCTTCATTTGTTAGTCTTTGGTCTATCCATCTATTTAACTCTTGTGCTGATTCGTCTGCATTATCTAACAAATCCTGCACTCTTTGAGTATGCTCTATTAGTAATTCTGGATCTCCATCTATTTTATAAAAATAATATAACAATTGCTCACATTTAATATGTGGAAATGGTCCACGACGCATTTTAAACATTCTATCAAAAACAGCAAACATACCATCTGGAAATGACTCCGTTAATGAGTGTAAGTCTGTTGGCATTGATGGAAAAAATGGTATTGTTTCTTTTCCAGACATAGGAAGTTTATCCTTTAGATATTCATTAATAAATATTGGTGGGTAATATATTGCCATTATTTAATCACTCCCGCATTTGCAATCCAACGATATCCTGTTTCATATCCTTTTGCTTTTCCACCTTTTTTACCAGCATTTAAATTTTTCTTATATGATGTAGGATTTTCTAAATAGTTTGCAATACCACTAATTCTTAAGAATGCTTGTGTAAAAAACCTATTAAAAAATGAATCAAATATTTTTTCAAAACCACCCTGAACTGCAGTTCCTCCAGGATTTAAAACCTCTACAGGCTGTCTTGTAAAAATTTCTTCTCCATCAACTTCAAATGCTAAAGCCTGTGCTCTTACTGGACGAATCGTTACTGGTATTCCTTGTTCCATAATTCTTGCTTTATCATAAAAAGGAACACGTGATCCATTTTTAATTGATGTAGATTGTTTAAAAGTTGACCTAAAAGAAAGTCCTACATTACTTGCTGTATATTGAATATCATATAATCTTGCATTAGGACTTCCTGTTTGATACCATTCATAAACATGATGTAACATTTCTGGATTAACCCTAGCATTAGAATCTATATACTCTTTCATTAATTCTACTGTTTCTATACCAAGTGTACTCAAAAATGCTTTTTTGCCACCTTGTATTCCATCAACATATCCTATAGAATAATCTATAATATTTTTCATATCTTTACGAAATGCAGTAGTGTTGAATGCAACTATCATACATCTACCGCCTGGTTTTCTGATCTACGCAATATAAGTTTGTAATACTCTACATTACCAAATGGGCCAGCAAATGGTTCTTGTGTTGCTATTTCAAATATTGTAGACTTGCCTGCACGTGGACCAGATGTTTCAGTATATATTTCATTACAGTTTTTATCTTTAATATTTGTAATAATAACATTTGTAATTGTATTTTTTGCATTAATACTAGATATGCGGACATCTGTTTTACATCTTCCCAAAAGTAATTTTTCTTGTGTTATATTTATATTTGGTGTTATTTCTTCTTTAAATGCAGTTCCTGCTGCTGCAAAAGAACATGCAATTGTTCTATCTAAGATCCAAGTTTTCTTAACATTTCCATATGCACCTTGTTCAACTATTGGATGGTATATGTCTGCCTGCATGGGAAAAGCGAAGTCTGGTTCCTCGCAAATCATTATAAAACTCCTGGCTTAGTTATTGTCTTGACATATTTATCTAAAATTTTATCTACTACCATATTTCCAGTACCAGACATCATACCTTTATCAAATTGAATTCTAAATTGATCTGTATTGTAAGCAGATATATATCTTGTATAATAGTCTAATTTGCCACACTTTATATCTTCAATAAGCATTTTTGTTGCAACTTCTACATCTGCTGGTACTGCACGATATCCAACATCTAAAATAAAAGTGTAATCAAACCCTCTTGGAAAGTCTGTTGGAGAATAAGCAACATATCCTAAATCTCCATGTGCTGTAGAAATTTTTGTTAAATCATTTTCTCTTCTATTTTTTTCTTGTCCAACAGTTGCTGTTTCAACTTTATATATTGCAGAATTATCTAATAAAACTTTATACTCAAATTCATAATTTTCTGGGTTATCAATATCATATACTAAAATATCATTTTCATAAACTTTTAAAACTCTGTTAAAGTCATGCCATATTGGAAAATAATCTGCACCATTTCCAGAAGTATTCATTACTAGTTTATGATTATAAAAACCATCACCCACATAAGTATCAATTATAGATCTTGCTATAAGTTCGTACATCTGATATTCTTTAATTTCAGTTGCTGTTTGTGCCATATCTGATGGATTTACATATGGTCTTATTATTGATAAATTACTTTCGTAAAGAATATGTTCGTGTTCTGTATCATAAAATCTAATTAAAAAGTCACGATCAAATTGTACTTTTTCAAGTGGTAATTGATAAACTAATTTTTTATTTGCATCAGAAAAAATATTTGACTCTTCTACTGAGTGATCCACCAAATCCTCAACATAAACAATGTATTCATAATTTGCTATAGGCAAATCCCACGTTGTTACTAGAGGATAGGGTGGAACTCTCAATACTTCCATGCTTATCGACCAAATTCCCTTGCCACTTCTTCTGGTGTAGCAATTCTTATATGATCACGTGTAAGCCACTTATCAGCAGCAGACTTTGAAACAATGTTATATCCACGATATACCTTGCCAACTTCTGGCCAAGATACATTTCGTGTTGAAAAGATAGCGACTGTTTCTTCTTTTACTTTCTTCTTGTTAGACTTTTCTTCTTGCTTCTTAGGAGTAACAGATGTAGATCCGATGACTCCCTCTGCAACCAATCCCATTCCTGGGACATCAGAATTACCTCCGAAAGATGGTGCTGTAATTATGTTTTCTGCTGGCTTTGGTTCTTCTGGAGCAGAAATAGTTGCAGTAACATTAAGTTCTTCAGCAACTTGCTCCACCGCAGTTTGTTCTACTACAGGCTCCTCATTTTGAATTACTGGTTCTGTTGGTTGTGTATTTTCATTAAAAGAAAAATCTTGTTCATTATTTTCTTCAGACATATATACCTCCTATGTAGATATTATAACAGAATATAAAAATAAGAGGGGGAGGAGATTGTCCCCTACCCCCTCTCAAAAGGGATGTACTTACAGATTATGCATCTGCAGCAGCATCGGCCCAGACGATTGCATCTTCTTCTTCCCATTGAATACCAAAACGAACGAAGACGGTATACTCAATTGTATCCTTCTTTGCCTTGTATTCACGGTTTACAACGATGT